ACCCAAATGCGAACCTGTCGCTGCGCCGGAGCCAGAAAAAGTCGAAGCGCCGGTCGAGGAAAAGAGCCCGCGTCGGCATCGCAGGCATTATCGTGTAAGGAGGTATTGGAAGTGACACCGAAGTTAAGACTGTCGACTACAGGGAATCCCCCAAAACTTGGTAAATTTGCGAATCATTCGCATCCGTTCGTCAAAGTTATTTGGGAGGAGATTATTGGTCAGAAAGTAAGCGTGCGAAGTGTTGCGCATGCGTCTGGAATTGACCCCGCGACCCTGCACAAATGGCGAAAATCCACACGGGGCCCCTCGCTCAGTCAAATTGCTGATGTTCTATCAGTTTTAGGTCTAGAGCTCAAAATAAATAAAAAGAACGTTTAGTCTGACGAAAAATAGGGTTATAAATGACGAATGCCGAAAAACGCGCCAACGTTTCCGGCATTCTAACCGACTAGCCTTCTGGAGGTAGGCCGTGGCTAAGAATTTTATTGACGCAGACTTCATAAAAGTAAAGTTTCTTTTTCAGCCGTCGGAAATGCGAAAGGCGGAGCTTCAACGAACTTATGACCGCTTGATCGCCAGATCGGTAGGTCGTGTGTACGTAAAAGGTGTTCACGAAAATCACCATATCATACCAAGTTCCTTAGGCGGATCGGACGATAAGTCGAATATAGCTGTTTTGACCTACAATGAACATTTTCTTGCGCATTGGCTATTAGTTAGGTTGACGACAGATAAAGCGCGTATCAGTATGCTTTACGCCGTATTTCAAATGACAAAAACTTCTAAAAACCATAAAAATAGAATTGTTGCCGGGTGGCAATATGCGCTTGCGCGACGTTGCAATTTTGAAGCGTCTTTGCTGCGCGACTATCCGGAAAGACCAAAACCATCTAAGGCTACTATAGAAAAACAGCGGCAGGGGCTGCTACGGTATTATCAAAGACCAGGTTCGAAAGAAGCATTGAAAATATCCCGCAATACACCCGAAGCACTGGAAAACAATCGTAAGGGACAAATTAAACGGTTTAATCAGCCGGGTGTACTCGAAGCCCATACATCGACCATGAATACACCAGAAGTCGTTGAAAAATGTAGACAGGGACGATTAAATTATTTTTCTCAACCTGGCGCACTTGAAGCTCACCGAGCATCTATGAGCACACCCGAAGCCATCGAAAATTCGAGGCGAGCGACATTGAAGCGTTTTTCTCAACCCGGCGCAAAAGATGCGCACAAGCTGAATCAGCGAGAAAAAACGGGTCGGCCGATCGAAAATGTAACACTCGGGGTAGTGTTTCAATCGATATCCTCGGTAACTGATTACTTTGGGTTTAAAATTTCCCATATCGGGTGCTGTTGTGCTGGGAAAAGGAAAACAGCCGGAGGCTACGTGTGGCGGTATATCACAAAAGAGGACTTTACTTCAGCGATAAAGTAAGCTATAAACGGGGCGTTGTAAACGAGGAGAAAACCAATGGCTTTAGAATTCAAACGCACCCCGGCTCAATCCGTTAACGACGAATGGGATAATCTTACAAACGTGGTTTGCGAGGTAATCGCTGTCGGTCTTATGGGCTTCGATACGGTCGTAGGCTATATTTATATTGACGCCGACGGAAAGCCCCGCAAGCATTGGTGTGGTTGGCTTTGAGCCCCACCGCGATACAAAAACTCATTCGGCGTTTGAAGGTTGAACTTTCAGACGCTGAATGGGCGGGGGACGAGCGCCTCGCGGCGACTCTCCGAAAGAAACTCGACACGCTACTTTTTAAAAAGAGCGTAGGCGAAACTCATGACTGGGAGTTTTAGATGACTTATGTACTGATGGTAAAAGACACTAAGGGGCACGGGCGCGAGATCGCGAAGAAATTCGGAGGCCGTCAAGTCGAAGGCGGCACGCTGCGAGACGTTTACGAGTTCGAGGACTTCGATAGCCTATACGCGGCGACGGATGAAATCTCTCAACAGGGGATGACGCTCGAAAGCTACGCGAATCAGGAACGGGTATACGCGCCGTGGAACGCTCACTGGGATATTCTTGATATTCTTACGGAGTTACCTGACCCTGATGATCGCGTTATGGTTATCGGTTCACTCATTTCGATCATAAAGGAAGACTGGAAGAAAGAGTATCAAGAAGAAATCTTCTCAGAGATGCTGGAGAATGCGTTAGCTTATGAGCTACCCCCTATGGATGAAGAAACAAATAAACTTTTAGACGCGCCGTCAAAAGGGAACGCTTAACATGAACCTAACAGCAGAACGAGCCGAAGAAATTATAGATCTGCTTTACAAGATCCTTGACAAGATCGAGGGGCAGAAGGAGAAAGAGGCTATCGCTCTTTCTCCTAACGCGCCTCCAATCGCTGAGCGCAAGCGTGCTCCGCGTTATCCTCTACGCGAAGACGCCGGAACGATCTTTCGGTCTAAGGCTGGATACAATTGGACGTGCCCGTATTGCATGAAGCCGATCGAAGAGGGCGACATGATTGTTGCGTTCTCGCCTAAACCCGGCGCGCGCACAACCTACGCTCATTTGTCTTGCGACGAAGCAGAGGAGGCATATTGCCGTGAGCTGGACAGAGACTGAAGATCAGCTCCTTCAGCAGCTTGTCTCTGAAGGACTCCCCACGCGGGAAATTGGTAAGCGATTGGGAAGAACGCGCAACGCGGTTTGCGGTCGTGTGTTCCGGCTTAGAAAATTGGGGGAAGTCGAGTTTACACGTAAACCAGAAACCCCCGCGCCAAAACCGGGCCGTCCGCGTAAGCCGCGAAAGGTCAAGCCGATTGACGCGCCTAAGAACCTTTGGGAGTCGATTTTCGATTTAGGGAATAACGACTGCCGGTTTCCGGTAGGCGCTAAGTTTTGCTGCAAACCAAAGAAGGAAGGATCGTCATATTGCCAAGAGCATTATGACATCGCTTACTATGTGAGAGGAAAATAAGATGACTATTGTTTTTGTTCGTGGGACGAGTGGGTCGGGTAAATCGACTTTAGTGCGTGAGATTATGTCGGGCTATGAAACTAAGGAGCCTGAGTTTGTTGAAAAGCGTAAGCAGCCGTTGAGCTATACGCTGATGTCGCCTGGCAAAAAGTCTTTGTACGTGTTGGGTCATTACTCCACCGCATGCGGTGGGTGTGACACTTTACCAACTCTGGATATGATATTTAGCATGATTCGCGCAGCCCATGCCGATGGGAAGCATGTGATCGCTGAGGGAATGTTGTTGGCGTCAGATGTCAAGCGTGCTGTTGCTGTTGCTGAGGAAACTAATGACGTTCTAATCGTTAGTTTAACCACACCCATCGACCAGTGCTGCGATAACATCCGCATGCGGCGAGCGGCCAAGGGAAACGATAAAGAACTTAACGAAACGAACACGCGCAACCGTCATAATTATGAGCAAAAGCAAATCGAAAAGCTCAAGGCAGCCAACGTAGACATAAGAGCACTAACATATGACGAAGCTCTCGAAACCATCCGACGCGCTTTTAACTGACGAGCAGCACACTGAGTTAAAAACTCAGTGGCTAAACAACGAAATTTCTCACGCAGACTTTATGTGGCTCTGCGGACATGGGGAAGATAGCTATGCATTGTATTACAGCCAGAAATCCAGCCGAAGGTCTAAGAATCGCAATAAAGCGACTCACGGAAAATCCGAATATTATTGATACGCGTAACGGACCGGCGAACACGTTCGACGCGCCGTTGATGGTGCATTTCACGCACCCCAAGGAATGCTTCGTTGGCGATCCGGCGAGGGACGCGAATCCATTCTTCGCGTTGGCAGAGGCGTTTTGGCTATTGGCAGGGCGCGACGATTCAGCGTTCATGGATAACTACGTCAAGACGTTCGGATCACGTTATGCGGACGATGGCGTTTTAATTGGTAGCTACGGGAAGAGGTGGCGAAGTCATTTTGGGTTTGATCAATTAACAGCGTTAATTGATAAACTCCGCTCTGACCCCGGTACGCGCCAAGCCGTCATTCAGATGTGGGAGGCGGCGGATATGACAAAAGTTGTCAAGGACCGCCCGTGTAACACGTCAGTAATATTCCGCATCCGCAAGGGTAATCTGGATATGCTGATTACGAACCGCAGCAACGACATTATAAATGGGATGATGGGCTATAACCCTACGCAGTTCTCCATGCTGCAAAGGGTGATAGCGGATCATCTCGGTATACCAGTTGGTAAGTATTGGGTGTGCTCGAATGATGCGCATATCTATATCGAGGATCTGGAGGCGCTGAATAAACGCGGGGCGCTTACTAAAAGCGTGTATCCGCCGAAGAAGTTTTTGAAGATCGTCGAGAACGTCTTGTTGTGGGAAAATGACCTGCGGAGATTGATGGAAGCGCTCGATAAGCTCCACGCCTCCGGCAAAACAGATGAACCCGAGTTGGCAAATACGTTCTTATCGCAGGTCGTGTTTCGTGCTTGCGTTGCGTATTATTATCACAAGGACGGGCGGCGGTCGGAGAGTTGGCTTATGGCCGATCAGATTGCCGATTTGTCTTGGCGTCAGTTTTGCGTTGATTGGCTCGAGCGTCGGGGGAAGAAATGATTGATGAAGAAACATTTGTTCACGATCCGCGCCGCGCCGGAGACGTGAAACGATATCACGCACAGACGCATTTAGTTCCACAGTCGGTCGCTGCGCATTCGTGGAATTTAGCGCGTATCGTTACCACGATATGGCCGGAAGTACCGAAGCATGTTATTGTGTATTGCATTTATCACGATATCGCAGAAGGCGCTTGCGGGGATTTACCCTATACGACTAAGCTCCGCAGCGCGGCCATAAAAGAGAACATGGATTTACTCGAAACGGGGGCGGTTCGAACAATGATAGGGATTTGGGGTATCCCGGGGCTACCTAAATTGACGGACGAAGAAAAGAGATTTGTGAAAGCCGCGGAATACGTGGAGTTTGCTGAGTATTCTTGGAATGAGAAAAATCTCGGTAATAAATACATACAAGTCGTCTTGGATCGAGTTTTACCGTTGATTAACGCGACGAAGTTCAAAGACACGTATTTGAATACGAGATTTCACTCGTATGTAAAGCAGAGAAAGCTTTACGAAGAGGGGGTTTTAAAATGACGAACGTTGACGATACGCTAGACGAGCGCGGAACAAAGTATGGCGATTATGGGGAGCAAGCGGCGATCGTCGAGCGGCTGATCGAAACGATCCGTAAGTCACCGAACTGGGACCATATGCCGGCAACACATCGTGTAGCGCTTTATCTGATAGCACTCAAGATTGGGCGAGTGTGCACAGGCGACGTAAATTACGATGACAACTGGCGCGACATCGCCGGATATGCGACGCTTGTAGAACGAGAGATAAACGGACAATGAGTCAATTGGCGTTATTTACACCGACATCGGAATGGGTTCCCCCTAAAGCTCTCCCAGAGCTTAAGGGGGAGTCACTGGTAGCGGTTGACATCGAAACGCGAGATATGGGGCTTGAGCAGGGTTTGGGCCCTGGTTGGCCTTTCTCGTTGGGTTTCGTGATCGGAATAAGTGTCGCTTGGGGAGAAGACAAACAGGTGTATTTACCTGTTCGTCACCCCGACACAAAATGTTTTGAACCGTCGCAGATAAAGGGCTGGCTAACTGAATTGTTCGCTCAGGAAAATACGCGATTTGTATTCCATAACAGTGGGTATGATTTACCTTGGCTAAATTGGCAATTTCAGTGCGGCTGGCCGAAGAATATTGACGATACTGCGATACTATCCGTACTAGTAGACGAGAACAGATATTCATATCGACTAGATGCGTTGTGTAAAGATTACGGCTTACCCGGCAAAGACGAAGTGCTTTTACGCGAGGCGATTGCTGCGTTTGGGCTGAAAGACGCTAAGGGCGAGATGTATCGCTTACCCGCCAAATTTACGGCACCGTATGCCGAACAAGATGCACGCGCGACGCTAAATTTATTTAAACTTTTATATCCGATCGCTGAGCAAGAGAAGACGCTTGAAGCATATAAGCTTGAGTGCGATTTAATTCCGATGATCGCGGAAATGCGAAAACGTGGTATACGTGTGGATATGGCGAAGGCCGAGGAATCCGTAGCATATTTTGAAGACGAACGTAACAAAGTCCTCGCTGAAATTAGCCGTAATCTCGGTAAGTCTACAACGATGGAGGCGATTCGCTCACCGCAATGGTTGATTGATGCGTTCACGCGTGAGGGGATACCGTTCCCCAAAACCGAAAAGGGAAACGCGTCATTTCAAGCTGATTGGATGAGCAAGCATGAGCATTGGTTACCAAAACTCATCACCGCTGCGAAAAAATATACTGACGCTAGCGAAAAATTTTTTAAATCATACATCATAGATTTCGCGAAAAATGGTAGAATTCACCCAACTATAAATCAATATCGAAGCGATGAGGGCGGCACACGTTCGCATCGATTTTCGTATTCTAATCCGCCACTTCAACAAGCACCGTCCAAGCAAGGTCTCTTCGCTTCAGCATTTCGCGGCGTGTTTCTTCCGGAAGAGGGCGAAGTTTGGTGTGCCACCGATTATAGTCAAATTGAAATAAAACTAATGTGCCACTATGCGGAATTAATCGGCGCAAATAAAGCCGATGTTGCGGGGGACGCTTACCGCTCAGACCCAAATACCGATTTCCATAGTTTTACAGCATCAATTAGCGGCTTACCGCGTAAAGACGCTAAATCAATTACTTTTGGGCGCGCCTACGGCGCTGGCCTGAAAAAGTTTGCGCAAATGACGGGAATGACTGAGGCTGACGCAAAAGCCGCGATGTCACAGTATGACGCTCGCATGCCGTTTATTGCCGAGTTGAGTAAATCTTGTCAAGAACGCGCAGCCAATACGGGTCAGATACGCCTAATAAACGGTGCACTTCGGCACTTCGATCTTTGGGAATGTGCTGAGTGGAGCGTTCGGGGGCTTCCAGTGAGTCGTGAAGAAGCGTTACGTAAAACTAAGACGCCGGGTGACGACTGGTATGGCCGGCGTATCCGCAGAGCTATGACGTCAAAAGCTATGAACGCGCTGGTGCAGGGGAGCTCAGCAATTCAGATGAAGAGCGCTATGCGAGATATATGGCGGGAGGGTATTGTCCCGTTACTGACGCTTCATGATGAGCTAGATATATCCGTCTCTTCGCAACAACAGGTCGAGCGAATCGCCGAATTGATGCGGGATACAGTAAAGTTGACAATCCCGGTAACTTGCGACTCGGAATGCGGTTTGAACTGGGCGGACAGTATGCGGGGGCGATCGTTTGATGAAGTGATGGCGGAGGTTCAACTTGCAGACGCAGCTAGAAAATCTGCATAAGATAATCGGCTCCGTCTGCGGCGAGATTTGCATGTCTTTGACGCTACATCGCGTTAGCGGCGGCAGGGCCACATTAACTCGCTGGGCAAGCGAGCTTCGCCGAGCAGCAGACATCATCGAAAAATTAATTCAGTAAAGCGGACTTTACTTTTCTAATAAAGTAAGCTATAATGGTGATGCTTAGGGGAGACCTGAGGCTTAGCTGTTTGAAAAACGAATAGGAGAACGAACGATGAGAGATTCTCAGCGCAAGAAAGTGTATACTGCTGAAGTTGAAGCTTTCGATCACGATAAGAAGACGGACGATCCGACTTTTCGCGAAGTCAAGGCCGTTGAGAAATTCGTGAAGAAAGTTTTTTCAATGAAGCGGGTTCAAAAGGAGTGGCCGAAGACCAATTGGCTCCCGAGGGTCAAGGACGGTCGCGGTTGTCGGAACGCCATTGCTCACGGTAGCGGAGCGATTTCGATTCCGGTTTGGGCGCGGCGTGAGTGGGTCATTCTTCATGAGTTGGCTCACATCATTACAGCTCGCCATTACTATGGCGCAGCGGGTCACGGCTGGGAATTCTGCAAAACGTATCTGCGTCTTGTGGAAATCGTGATGGGTAAGGAAGCATTTCTCGCTCTAGAGAAGAGCTTCTTAAAACACGGTGTAAAATTTGTCCAACCCAAAGTTGAGAAACTGGACTTTACTTTCCAGCTATAGTGCGCTAAACAAAACGAATCGGCAGGGGGCGAGTGGTAACGGGTCCGCTCCCTGTCCGAAACAAGAGGATAACGATCATGACTGATGTAACTGTATTGTTGCAGGTAGCCCGTGCGGGTTACGCATTCAAATCCGACGATGACGGGTATTATTGGATTGTAAAGGAAGGCTACAAGTCAGGTCCGTTCAAAGATTTAGACTCGGCAGCTTACGAGGCGTTGGCGGAGATCGAGATGAACAATGCGTATAGATTTTGGAAAAACGGCGAGACGGACTCGTGCCTTTAGTTCTCGTCGGGTTGCTCATGATCGGCTTGTGTTCAGCCGCTTGGGCCGCAGAAATTGTACCTCAATTGCGTAAGTTTTTGCGTAATCGGCGTGAGGCCCCGCGTACAGGGCGACGCGTCAAAACTTTGATACAAGTACGCAACGAAAGGAAAAACGAAGATGAGCTACTATGAATCAACCGCGAGCACGTATATCTCTAACGGTTATGATCGCGGCGCGCGACTTCGGGCCGTAGCTACCAACAGCGTTCGGGAAGCTGTTATTGCTGCGGGCCGTATTGATCAGCCGTATACAGATAATGACGCTGCGATTCTTGAGAACATTTATAATCTCCTGCTCCGCATCGTTGACAACGTGGATAAGGCCAGTGAGCATCAAAATCTCTCAGTTGCGAACACAGCGCCCGCCGTTACGCAATCCGAGGTCGCCCTTCTTCTGGACAGTGTCGATGACACGGTTCGAACAGAAACAACCACGCTTGTTAAGGCGAAGGTTCCTGCAGCTAAAGCTTGAAGCTAAAATGCGAGGAGAGGGCGTTTAATGCCCTCTCTTTTTGTTGGGAGGATTTATGGGCGCGTTCTTATCTCCACCGGCAGATGTTCGTCAGCCCGTCGTTATATACAACGACAGCGGCGGTATAGTTATCGATTACGAAAAAGCAGCAGCACGCTATCGCCTCGAAGGTCGTAAGGTTGAAATCCGAGGTTCTTGTCGCTCCGCCTGTATTTTAGCGTTATCAGTCCCTACTGTATGCGTTTCCCCCGGCGCGATCGTCAAAGCGCACCACGCTTACGAAGTCGGTACACGTACGCCACGTGTGGATGTCACTGAGCGCATGCTCGGTGAATTGCCACCTAAGATTAGTCAAAGGCTATCCGGCAAGGTCGATGTGAATTATAACACAAGCGCTACGTTGACATATACGCAACTCGTTTCGCTAGGCGTCGCATCTTGCGATAAACGCGCGACAGTGGCTTCCGATCGCCCCGTTCAGGTTAAATTGATGGACCCGTTTGGCGGAATTAAAAAATGGTTGGGTTTTAAATGACCACTTACGAAGAAGATCTGCTAAAGCAAATGCGTTCATGGGAATCGGGGTAAGTAACTGCTCGCTGTAATCTGCATAAATCTAGCGTTTTCTGTCCTTTTGTCGCGCAATCCAGTCCCGTAGCGCAGCTTCAACCGCCTCGGTTAAGGTGAAGCCAAGGTCTCGGATTGAAGCGACAAGGTCGGCGTCCAGACGAATGCTGAAAATCTTTTTTGCAGGGCGTTTCATGAAGCCTCTTGCTTTCCTGAATAAACGTATTACGTTTCTAGCCATGACGCAACTCTTGGCGCATAAAATCGAAATCCGGCCCAACGCGGCGCAGCGGGACTATATCGACCGCGCCATGGGCGTGCGCCGCCATGCGTTCAACCAGTTGCTCGCGCATTTCGGTCAGAAGGATGTGAAGTGGTCGAAGGCCAATGCCTACGAATACTTTATCAAGAGTATCCGACCGCAGTTCGAGTTCTATGGCGAGGTGTCGGCGCGCGTATCCCGCAACGCCATTGACGACTTGGACAACGCTTTCAAACACTTCTTCCGCCGTGTGAAAGAGGCAAAAGGCAAAGGCAAGAAGGGTAAGGGCAAAAACCCGTTTGGCTTCCCGGTCTTCAAGAAGAAGGGCGAGAACGACTCGTTCGCCCTGCGGGAGGCCCCGAAGTTCGACGTGTCCGGCCGCGAACTGCGCATTGAGAAATGCCCCGGTCGGATCAAGCTGCGCCAGAAGCTCCGCTTCGCCGGCAAGACGAAACAGGTTACGATCAGCAAGAGCGCCGGGCGCTACTTCGCCGCCATCCTTGTCGAGACGGCGGACTATGACGCGAAGGTGGGAGACCGTTTGCCCGTCATTGGTGTGGACCTTGGCCTGAAGTCGCTGGCAGTCGTCAGCGACGGGACCATCATCCCTGCCAACCAGAAATTGAAGGCCAATCTGCGCCGTTTGCAGCGTCGTCAGAGAAACCTTTCAAAGAAGCAGCGCGGCTCAAACCGGAGAGCGAAAGCCAAGCTCTCCGTCGCGCGGCTTCACGAACGCATCGCCAACCAACGGAAAGCGGTGCTGCATGAGGCGTCGGACCTTCTGTCGAAGAAGGCTGACGTTATTGTGTTGGAAGACCTCAATGTGTCTGGCATGGTCAAGAACAGGCGGCTCGCCCGCGCTGTCTCCGACGCCGGCCTGCGCACATTGCGGACGATGATCGAATACAAGGCCGCCTTGCGTGGCGTCACCGTGACGATCGCCGGCAGGTTCTTCCCTAGTTCAAAAACATGTTCCGAGTGCGGATGCGTCAAACAAGACCTGACGCTCGCGGATCGCGTTTTCCATTGCGACGATTGCGGCTTTGAGTCCGATCGGGACTTGAATGCAGCAATCAATCTGAAACGCCTGCACGCGCTCACGGCGGGCGAAAAACGCACGCAAGAGGAAAGTCAGACTTCGACGCAAGCCGAAGCATTTCTTATGACGGCGTGAAGGAGCCAGAGAAAATGGTAGATTTCTACAGATTATCTCAGGTTCTTATGGGCGGTATATAAGCCCCAGCGCACAAATGCTGTTTAAGCAAGCCCGCGAGTTGCTAGAAGACCGCCTCGCATATATTGAAGAATTGGAAGAGAAGATAGCCGCGCTATCTAAACCGAAAAAGAAAGGAAAAGTCAATGAGTAACGAAATTTTGAAGAGCTATGTTGATCGCCTCGTTCAGCTGGCCAAGTATAAAAAAGAGCTCGCCGAGCTAAACGCCGACGTTAAGGCTGAGGCGAAGTCTAAGGGTTACGATGTTGCGGCCCTTGATAAGATCGTGTCAAGGATAATGGCTAAGGAAGACTCGCGTAAGCGTCAGAAAGCGTGTGACGAGATCGCATTGGTTTATGCTGAAGCCCTCGGACAGTTGAGCTTGTTTTCGTAAATGGCAAAGCCGCGTCAGCT